GAAACCCATAAATTACTCAAATGGCGGTAGTGGGAAAAAAACAGACTCATACAGACCTCTTGGACTTAGAACAGCAAGCGAGCTAAGAAATCAATATCCAAATTCAATTGATCCGTTCAAAATACCGTTGGCTAAAAACTTTATTAGTCGAGAAGATAAATACACTCCAAGAAATAGATATAAAAAGATTGATAAGCACGTTAATTTAATGTTAGGTATGGCTATTGGTGACGTTATGCTAATATGCAAAACAACCAAAGAGGTTAAACGCCTTATCAAAAAATGCAAAAACATTTGCCCAAAAGGAGCTTTTGAAATAGTCGAAGAATCTTTAAACGGCATCAAAATTAAATGTACGAGCGTATGAGTAATGCAATTCTAGCTGAAAAGTATCAAAAGCTAATAGCTGAGATTACAGAAACTGACGAAGAGATAAGCGAAATAAACCGCTATTTAAAAAGCGCTGAAAGCAAGCTAACACAAATCGTCAACCAGCGCACAAATTTAGTGCAAAATGCCTCGTATGTTTTGAAGCTAATCGAGACACCATCAATGAATAATAATCTACCCGATCTAACATGAATCTAACAATAAAGCACAAAGATATTAATGTAGCTTACGCTAAAATATCTAGCATAGACTACGAAAATGAAAAAGAGCCTAGTCTATCTGATTATATTCTAATCAATTTTGAGACATTCGCAACAACTGAAAATTTTACTAAATTAAAGTCAACTGATTCAATTATTTTTACTATATTTAACGACACAAAACAACTAGCTACAGGTAGAGCCAACTTAGAAAACTCTACTAAACTACTGGCTAGACCTTCTAACAGACACGAACTAACTAACTTAATAAAACTATGAGCAGCTTAAATAAAGCCACACTAATAGGCCGACTTGGTCAAGATCCTGAAATAAAAACATTCAGCGGAGGCGCTAGCGTAACTAATTTCAGTATCGCTACGTCCGAAAAGTTTAAAAATAAAGCGGGCGAGCAACAAGAAAAAACCGAGTGGCATAATATTCAATCTTGGGGAAAACTAGGCGAAATATGCAAACAATATTTGAGAAAAGGTAGCTTAGTTTATATCGAAGGACGTATAGAAACCCGTGAATATGAAGACAAAAACAACGTCAAAAAATACGCTACAAGCATTAACATTAATGAAATGAAAATGCTAGGTAGCAAAAGCGATTCTAACGCACCCGCTAAAAGTAGCGCACCAGCTCAGAGCAAACAGAGCAATATTTCAGAAAAAGACTTACCATTTTAATCAAGGAATATTATGACTAAAAACGAACGAATTAAATTGCTTGAAGATAATATTCAACTACTTCAACAAGGTATGTTGGCATCAACTGAATATATTAATGATAGGTTTGATAAAATTAGTAAAGAAAAAAATCAGCCTGAGCTAATTGAAGTGCCGATTGGTTTAGATAAACATAGACACGTAGTGTTTAAAGACAAGCGAATAAATTCGGACGCTTTTTTCGTCTATTTCATAGACGAAAACATAGATCAAAATAATATCAATCGAATCCTAATCGAAATGAAGGAGACGAAATGAGCCAAGTACCACTACCCAAACGCTACATTTTAGAAGTAGATTTATATCTATACGCAGACGATGATAACGCCGCAAAATCCATAGCGAATGCCATAATATACGACTTAGAACACCGTAACGCATACGCTCACGACGCAGACCAAAAAGGTCTGTACGAATCGCCAAAAGGCAGCTTAACAGTTAGGGCAGTTGAATGATGGATTATAACGACTTTATAAAATCAAAAATTAAAAAAATAGTCGATTCAGGCTTTGACATAAATGAAAATCAATTAAATACAAACTTATTTGATTTTCAAAAGAAAATAGTTAAACAAGCACTTAAAAAAGGCAAATATGCTATATTTGCAAATACGGGGCTTGGTAAAACTTTAATGCAACTATCATGGGCTGAACAAGTCCAAACACACACAAATGGACTTGTTCTCATACTAGCTCCTTTAGCTGTATCTAAACAAACGATTAATGAAGGTGTTAAATTTGGTATCAATGTACAGAAATACACAAATCAAACAGAAAAAGGGATTTATATAACTAATTATGAACAGCTAAATAATATAAATACTAAATTATTTAGTGGTATAGTTTTAGATGAATCATCTATAATAAAAAACTTTATAGGTAAAATAAAAACACAAATAATAGAATCATTCAAATTCACACCTTATAAATTAGCCTGCACCGCAACGCCTAGCCCTAATGATTATGTTGAATTAGGGAATCATACAGAGTTTTTAGATATTATGTCAAGACTAGAAATGCTATCAATGTATTTTATTCATGACGCTTCAAATACTGGCGACTGGAGGTTGAAAAAACACGCTAAAGATGAATTTTTTAAATTTATAAATTCATGGGCGATAATGATTAGTAATCCTAAAGATTTAGGATTCAACGGAGATGCTTACACACTCCCCGATATAAATTATTTTGAATCAAAAATCATTACAGAAAATAAAGGAGAATCGCTTTTTAATGACATTGCTATCTCAGCAACTGGATTCAATGCTGAGGTAAGACGAACAATGGATAAGAGGCTGCAAAAAACTGCATCTATTGCAAATAAAACAAATGAACCTTTTATAATATGGATAAAACACAACGAAGAAGGTAAAAAATTACTTGAACTTATCCCTGATTCAGTAGAAGTAAAAGGATCAGATTCAATGGAAAAAAAAGAAGCTAATTTAATTGGTTTTGGGCAAGGCAAGTTTAGAGTATTAATTACTAAAACAAAAATAGCTGGCTTTGGTATGAATTGGCAACATTGCAGAAACCAAATATTTGCAACCGTTGATTTTAGTTTTGAATCTTTATACCAAGCAGTAAGAAGATCATATCGATTTGGGCAAACTAAAGAAGTAAATATTTATATTATTACAACAGACACAATGACTAATGTAATTAAATCAATTAGAAAAAAAGAAAAGGCTTTCACTATTATGCAAGAAAAAATGACTGAGTTTATAAATGCTAAACCAGAGGAACTAATAAAAGAAAATAAAGACTATAAAGAAGTTGTAACAGACGACTATACATTAAAAAAAGGAGATAGCGTTCAACTAATTAAAGCTATTCCTGATGAGTCTGTTGGATTCTCTGTTTTTAGTCCTCCTTTTGCTGACCTTTATACGTACTCTAATAATATTGAAGACATGGGCAATTCATCAACCCATGAAGAGTTTTATAAGCATTTCGAATATCTAGTAGAAGACTTATTTAGAATATTAAAGCAAGGTAGAAATATAGCCGTACATTGTATGGATATTCCTACTAAAAAATCAAAAGACGGATATATAGGTTTAAAAGACTTTAGCGGAGATTTAATAAAGATATTTGAATCTAAAGGCTTTATATATCATTGCCGTATAACTATTTGGAAAGATCCAGTTGTAGCAATGCAGCGGACAAAAGCTTTAGGACTATTGCATAAACAAGTAAAAAAAGACTCAACTAAAAGCAGGGTAGGCTTCCCTGATTATGTTTTAGTCTTTAGAAAAGACGGAGAAAGAAGCGAGCCCGTATCACAAAAAGATATACCCGTAGACTTATGGCAAAAGTACGCATCGCCCGTTTGGATGGATATAAACCAAAGCGATACTATATCTTTTAGAATGGCTAGAGATATTGAAGATGAAAAGCATATATGTCCGCTGCAAATTGAAGTTATCGAAAGGCTTATACATCTTTATACTAACAAAGGCGACGTAGTTTTCTCTCCATTTCTAGGTGTTGGTAGTGAAATCTATCAAGCTATAAAAATGAATAGAAAAGGATATGGAATTGAGCTTAAAGAATCTTACTTCAATCAAGCAGTAAGCAATGTAAACTCAGCAATGTACGAACGATCACAACTTTCTCTTTTATAAGCCTAACACAAAACCAAAAAAAATGAACCTCAGACCCTACCAAATAAACATAAATAACCTGATAGCAAAAAAATTAGCCCGTACAAAACGGGTTATTTTTTGCCTCCCGACCGGTGCTGGAAAAACTTTCTGTTTTAGTAATATCGTCCAGCGACACTTAGCAAAAGATGCTTTTAATCGAGTGCTAATACTCACAAACCGCTCGAAGCTATTCGACCAAACATTCGAGGCAATTCACAGACTAGATATAAAACCTTTTTCTTACACAGCTAAAGCTAAGCTAAAAGAACCGATTTACTCACGCTGCATAATCGGTATGGTCGAGACAGTTAAGCGTCGTAACGCTAAATCTATACCACCGCCAACGCTAATAATTATAGACGAAGCCCATATTGGCTCATTTAAAAAAATCTTTGAGATTTTCCCCGATTCGCTCTATATAGGTGCAACAGCGACACCACTAGCAACAAAAAAAAAAGACCCGTTAAATAACTACTATAACGACATAGCTTTTCAGCTAGACACGCCAGACCTAATAGAACTAGGCTACTTAAACCCCGCAGAAACATGGGCAGTCCGCTCAATCGACGAAAGTCAACTTAAAAAGAGGCAGGGCGAATACACCGACGCTTCACAGTTGCAACAACTAGAGCAAGCTAAGCCTAAAGCTGACTTTATTCAAGCTTACAAAAAACATGCACAAGGTAAAAAAACCTTAGTTTTTTGCGTTAACGTAGATCACACAATAAAGACACACGAACGCTTAAAAGAGCTGAACCCAAACGCTTTTCTAGTTCATTCTAAGCAGCACCCCAACCAAAATGAGCTTAATATATTAGAGTTTCACGAATCAAGCGACGGAGTTCTAGTAAATTGTGGTATACTCACAACGGGCTACGACCACCCAGCTATTGAATGTATAATGGTACACCGTTCAACGACATCCCTAACGCTTTGGCTGCAAATGTGCGGACGAGGCTCACGCCTTAGCCCTGAAACAAATAAAAGCAAATTTACTATTGTAGATTTAGGTAACAACGCTATTAAACACCTGCTTTGGGAAGCTAGGCGAGATTGGGAAAAGCTATTCAAGCACCCACCGCAGCCAAGCGACCGATCCGACGGGGTTCAAGGCGTTAAAGAGTGCCCCAAATGCCACATGCTACTCGCTCCATCTATTTTAGTTTGCCCAGAATGCGCTCATAAATTCCAAATTAAAGCAAAAGACAACACCATAAACGGAGAAACTTTCTTACTTTCTGAAACGCTCAAAAACGTAAAAGATAAGCCAATAGCTGAGCTATCTGTTCCCGAACTTATCGAACTACAAGCCCACAAAAAATATAAAACAGGCTTTATAGTTCGAATATTACGACAAAGAAACCCAGAAGATTTAAAACTATTCGCTAAATTGAAAGGCTACAAATCGGGCTGGGTGCAACATCAACTGCAAGGCGCTAAAGACTACACAAATTTTAAGGTTAAATTATGAACGTAACATTCTTTACTAACTCAACATCAAATCAATTAATAGACGCACCAATTCTTGGGCTACTCGAAAAAATTCGGACGGGGCAATATCAAACAAAAGTAGACGAATTAGCTAAAATTACCGACGAAAAAGAACGCAGAGATTACAAAGCCTGGCACGTTCCATGCTTTACCGTTTCGGGCACTTTTGCAAATAAAGAAGCTAATTCACTGCAACAACACAGCGGACTAATTGCCATAGATTTTGACCATATTGATGACTTAGACGAGGCTAGAGCGCTTCTATACGCTGACCCATATACATTCTCTGGCTTCTTATCTGTTTCGCATACCGGGCTATGTATAATCGTTAAGATAGACGGTAAAAAACATCGTGAACATTTCGATGCGCTCGAAGCTTATTACAGCAAACAATATCAACTGCAAATAGATCGTGCATGCAAAAATGTTAATAGGCTACGCTTTTTTAGCTCAGACCCAGACTTACACTTAAATGCAGATTCAACCCAATTTACTCAGCTACCGCCAAAAAAGCCCAAAGAAATACTATATCCGAAAATTTATATCAGCTCACAAGATGACTTTTCTTATATACTTCAGCAAATTCAAGATCGACGAATAGACTTAACAGCCGATTATTATACGTGGATCGCTATCGGCCAAGCTATTTACTCAGAATATGGAACAGCTGGACTAAGCTACTTTCAAGCAATAAGCGCTAATCATCCAGAATACAACCCAAAACAATGCGAAAAAAAATATAACTCATTTAAAGGCGTTAAGCAAAAAACTATATCAACTTTCTACTACTACGCAAAGCAAGCAGGCCTACAAATATCAACGCCCGAAACGCAATCTATTAAGCTCGTCGCTCGGAACGCAAAGAAACAAAGATCGACGCCCGAAGACGCTATAAAAACGCTTCAAGCAATCGAGGGCATAGAACCCGAACGCTCTAAAGCCCTAGTTGAACAAGTTTTTTCTACTTCAGACGAAGACACGACCACAGACGATGGAGACCTAATTCAGCAGATAAAAAACTTTATTCGGTTACATTATCCAATGCGATATAATGAAATAACGCTAAAATATGAGTTTGCTAAAAAAAACGACGCTGTCACAGACCGTGACATGAACAGCATCTATATTGAATGCCGCCAACTATTTCCAAAAGCTACTAAAGACCTTGTTTTCTCAACCATAAAATCAAACTTTATCACCAACTACAACCCAATAAAAGAGTTTTTCAAAACGCACGCATCAAATCACACAAAGACTGGCTACATCAAAGCTTTAGCTGATACGATACACACAACGACAGGAACCATCGATAACTACGCCTACCATTTTATCCGCAAATGGCTTGTTGGAGCTGTTGCAATGTGGTTTAAACACCACTCCCCACTAGTCCTAGTCCTTGCGGGAACCAAACAAAATACGGGCAAGACTTTTTGGCTAAGGCACTTAATACCGCAAGAAATTCAACTGCTTTTTGGCGAAAGTGAATTTAACGGAAGTAACGACGATAAGCTTCTTATGTGTTCAAAAGCTATACTACTTAACGACGAAATGGAGAATATGGATAAGCACGATATAAGCCTTTTGAAAAAGCTTACATCTGCTCAATGGTTTAATCTTCGCAAGCCTTATGGCACTACAAACGAAGATATAAGGCGGATTGCTGCATTCTGCGGTACAACCAACAACCTAGAAATAATCTCCGACCCAACGGGGAATAGGCGAATAATCCCCATTGAGCTTTTATCCTACGATCATCAAATGTATAATAAAATAGACAAAACAGCCCTATGGTGCGAAGCCTACCACGCATATAAAGCGGGCGAAAGCTTCCACCTTAGCAGCGACGATATAGAGCTACTCAACAGAAATACACAATACTATTACCAAGCTTCAATCGAAGCCGAACTAATACAAAAATACTTCTCCCCAGCAACCGAAAACACCCCAAATAGACTTGCACTTTCAAACACAGAAATTAAGGTATATATCGAGCAAAGAACATCGCAAAAGCTCAATTCTCGAAAACTTGGCATTGAATTAAAACACCTCGGTTTTGAAAAAAAACTTGTCAAGTCTAAACAAGGTACTAAAAGAGCGTATTTTTTACGTGAAAATGACGATTTATCTGTTACCTCTGTAAGTGATTACGACGCACCGTTTTAGGGGGGATAAAGTGCAAAAGGTAACAGATAGAACACATAGAACGGCAAACTTTTATAAAATGAAATTTTATATAGCCATGTCATATAAAAATAATATTTCTATATACTCTTATTATTATATTTATCTGTTATCTATATTTAATAGTAGTTAAGTAGTTAGTAAATAAGAACTTAGAAGGTAACACATAGCCCTTTTTTATCTGTTACCCATCTGTTACCTGTTACAATGCTAATTCATCCCAATTCAAACCAATTAAACGAGCTAAAACAACATGAGTAAAAACGTAAATAAAGACGGCCTATCACACGATCAGCTGCAAGCTAAATGCTTCCAATGGGCATGGAACAATTACCCACAATTTCGAGGCCTGTTTTGGAGCAATAACAACAACGCTCCAATGCTAAGCCGTCGAGCTCTTAAAATCGCCCTTAGCAGGCTCAAAGCTAAGGGATTGGTAGAAGGTGTAGCTGATATGAGTTTAGTGAGCTTAGATGGCAAATATGGCGCAGTAGAATTCAAAGTGGGGACAGATAAGCAAAGCAAAAGCCAAATTCTACATGAGATGAAGCTCACCGAAACAAGCGCTACTTACACGATTATTTCCGAATTCCACCATTTTAGACACTTTTTTTGTAATTTGTATCAAATAAAGGACACTTTAAAATGACACTAAGCAGCAATAAACAAAGAGAAATAGCAGAAATGCTAATGAACGGAGACGATAGAAGTACTATCAAAGCCCGGATCATGTCTGAATTATCGCAAACTAAAGACTTTGCAGACGATGTTATCAATGAAGTTTCGGAAAGCTGGAATATCCCACTTCCAAAAGTAAATGAGGAATTTGAAAAAATCTTCAGCACGCTTGCTTACATCTCAGACGAATCGAAAAGAAACGAAACGCTCTTAGCTTATGCCCGACTTACTGAATTGTATCGCTTAAATATGACCGCTAGTCCACGACCTGACTTAAAGGAGTGTAGAGAAGTGCAGAAAGAAATTAACAAGCTTCTAGGGCTAAATGCGCCTGAACGTAGCGAGATTAAAACGGATATTGAAACTGAATTTATTGTAACAGTTGTAAATGCCCCACAAATTAAAAAATAATGGATGTTAACTGGCTATATAAAGCTACATTAGATAGCCTCAAATCTATTGTAGTTCATGAAGGTGGTTCCAGTAGCTCAAAAACGTATAGCATCATACAAGGGCTATTTACTATTGCTTCAACGCAGCGAAACAAAGTTATTACCGTCGTCGGCTCAGATTTACCTAATTTAAAAAAAGGCGCTATTAGAGATGCAAAAAATGTAGTTGATTCAACGTCTTTTTTTAGTCAACAGATAGACCGATTTAACAAATCCGACTACATATACTATTTTAAAACGGGCAGCATTATTGAATTTACTTCTTATGCAGATGAGCAGGATGCAAAGAATGGTAAAAGAGATTACTGTTTTTTAAACGAAGCCAACGGCATATCTAAGAATGTATTTGAGCAATTAAGAATAAGAACAAATGTTAAAAGTATTATTGATTTTAATCCATCCGCTAGCTTTTGGGCGCATGATATGCTAAAGGGGCGAGATGATGTGGATTGGTTTAACTCGACTTACAGAGATAACGATTTTATTCATCCGACTATCTTAAAGTCAATCCTAGGCTACGAGCCAACACCGCAAAATATAGCAAGAAAGACGGCAAACGAATATAGATGGAAAGTGTACGGATTAGGCGAGCTAGGGCGCTTAGAAGGCTTAATATTTCCTGAATTTGAAGAGGTCGACGAATTTCCGAAGTATCCTAAATGGAAAGTTTTTGGTTTAGATTTTGGCTATACAAATGATCCAACCGTACTAACTGAAACCGCTTTATTTAGTGGCGAATTATACACTAGGCAATTAATATATGAAACGGGCTTAACGAATAGCGACATAGCAAAGAAGCTAAGGGAATTGAATATAAATGGATCGCAAAAGATTATAGCAGACTCAGCTGAGCCAAAGAGTATAGAAGAATTGAATCGCTTCGGGTTCTTTTTAGAAGGTGCTGAAAAGGGTAAAGATAGCGTAATGAATGGAATTGACCAGCTCAAACGCTATAAAATAAATGTACTAAGAAGCTCTAAAGAATTAGTCGAAGAGTTTAGCTCGTACACGTGGGCAAAAGATCGGAATGGGCAGGCACTTAATAAACCAATTGATAAATGGAATCATGGCATTGATTCAATTCGATATGCTACAAACACGCAGCTATTCAGACCAGAGATAACAACTTCAGGTCTCGAATCATTAACAGACCAAATCTATGAGCAAGGCGTAATGATATGAGTGAATTTACAGATAGGTTAGATAAAGCCTTAGCAGCCGATTCAAAAAATATGGATCGATGGTTTGCTCAGATACTAGAGCGCAATCACAAATTTAAACGGGCATTTAGTCGGTCGCTAATAGCTGAGCTATCACAGATGCAAATGAGTTCAGATGGTAAGCGGATTAAACCAGTTTTTGCTAATGCGAATCGGATGGATGACATGGTAAATAACTTACCGTTTTACTTTGATCAAGCTGGCATTACTAAGCTTACTCCAGACTTGATTGACATTATTAATAAAAGAATCAATACGGCAGATGTAGTATGGAATAAATTAGACTTAGATAACTTAAAAATTGGCGACGATGCACGAGTCATACCAGCCGTTTTAGAGCAACTAGGCTATGTGATGGACTCTGTAAGAAGAGGCACGGAAGCACAAGAAATTGAATTATCTCGCACATTGTTAAATTATCGAAACACCGTATTTGATAATGAATCCGTAAGTTTCGCCCAGCTTAAAAGCGACTTGATTAGCAAAAGTGGCATACTACCCAAATACGCTGGTACGGTAGCTAATACGTCTTTATTCGCAATAGATCGCACAATTCGAAAAGAGCAGGGTAAAAAAAGCGGAATTGAGACGGCTAAATATTATGGCCCAATGGATAATCTTACACGGTCTTTTTGCGCTGAGCATGTAGGATTAATTAGAAGTTGGGAATACTGGGAAATGATTACAAATGATACGGGACCACAACCTCCAACTGTGTACGGGGGGGGATACAATTGTAGGCATCAGTTAGTGCCGTTTGATAAAGATTGGGAATAAACTTTTTTTATTGCGATTAATTTAGTATTATACTTGACAACACAAAATCAACTAACCGGATTAATATGAAAAACTTAAAAGTAGTAAAGATAGAAAATGAAACAATAGTTTTTGACGATGGAACAAGATTATCATCATCGCATATTCAAGAATGCTGCGAATTTCATTTCCTCTGTTTTTCTGATGTAAAAGTTAGTGACTTTGACGGGTTAAGTTTTAATTTAACTAATGAAAAGTTTTTTAATAGAATAAAAGGATATGGAATTGAATTAAAGCCGATTAAAGGCTTTTCTGTTAAAATTGCTGGATATAGTTCAAATAATGGGTGTTACGATTCAAATATCGATCTTCTAATATCTGATAAAGACGGTAAAAAGATTAAATCTTATGACGTAAGTGAATGTCAAGATTGGGTAGATGGCTTAGATTATGAAGTAATATCATATAAAAGGCCAAAAACTGACGAAAATGAATAAAATCGAACTAACACTAGGCAAATTCGCAATAGTAGATGCTGACGACTTCGAGCGGGTGAGCGAATTTAAGTGGTGTTATAATAACTGGGGAACTGGATATGCGGATCGAAGGCAACATATCGGCTATAAAGACGGTAAGCAAATAAGAAAAAACATATATATGCACCGCTTTATTATGGGCGTAGAAGATAGCAAAGTGCATGTTGACCACATAAACCACGATACATTAGATAACAGAAAAAGCAATCTAAGGCTATGCACTAATGCAGAAAATAGCCGAAATCAAAAAATCCGAAAAGGGGGGTCTAGCAAGTACAAAGGGGTTTACAAATACAGTGATAATAGGGTAAAGCCTTTTAAAGCAAAGATACAATTTAACTACAAAAATATCTATCTAGGCACGTTCGCAACTGAGCTAGAGGCAGCGATAGCGTACAATAAAGCTGCTTTGCATTATTTCGGTGAATTTGCGTTATTAAATGATGTGAGTGAAAATAATTTAAAATAGTTTCACTTTACACTTGACAAGTAGTTTTTAATGGTGTATATTTAAGAAAATTAAGAAACACAAACACAACCGCAAATACAATGTATCACACTAGCCCAAACCCAATCACAGAAATAAACAAAGACGGATTGTATGATGATGGTTTATTCTTTGCGTCAAAGCCTTGTGTAATGACTGGCGCTGCTTTACTTGTTTCTATACAACAAAATTTAAGCTTAATTAAATTAGTTTAGTCTAGGGTTGGGGCGTTGCTTAGTTCATTGAGTAGCGCCCTTTTTTTTAAACACAAAATGGAAAAGATAATGACTGACCAAATATATGAGGCGCTAAATAACATAGCGCAGAAAGTAAACGAACATACCGGCACAAAAACGGTTAAAGTGGATGAAAGCTTCGACCATGGGTTGGGAACTGAATACCAACACAGCTATGAATTGTGGCCATGTGGGCAGGAAATAGAACTCGCTCAATACGTTGAGCTAGAACTTAAAAAGGTACTGCCTTTAGTCGAATATGATGCTGAATATACATCAGAAGTCTACTGGAGTCTTTCGGCTGAATATCGGGTCGGGCTATGATCATGACCACGACATGTGGGATGCGCAACGGATGGGCGATTGGCGTTCGTTGCAGACTTTGAAACACAAAACTTTAACTTTAAAATAAATTTGATATGGAAAACAAAATTACAATTAACCACGAAAAAGGCAATGACGCTAACCGCTTGTTATGTGCCGATTTTCTTATTTCAAAAGGATTTTCTAAAGCAGAAAGATGGTTTGATAATCGTTGGAAACAATTTAGAGTTTATTTCAAAATTGATGGCTACGACTGCGACATATTAATTTCTCCTTGTCCACAAGTTGTTGGAGATATGACACTAGAACAGCAAGTTGATCACTTTTCAGAAATTTCAATATTAGAAAATCATCATTACGGAGATTGGCAAGTTTATATAAACTCTACCGAAAATCACTTAACAACACTTAATGAGAAATCAGAATTAATTGAATTAATGCGTGTGTGTCAGTGCCCTTTAATTGGCACATAACGAATAGTATATGAAATGTGGAGCAAAGCGAAATTTTTTATATACCGTGTTATGCTCTTTTAAATTAGATAATTATGAAATTTGAAGATGTAAAAATAGGTCAGCATTTATGGGTATCAGCAAACAATGAACTACTAATGGTAGCAAAGTTTGATAATGATGGGTATGAAGTTTGTGGTGCTTGGGAATGTGGTATAAGTAAAAACGACTGTGAAAGAATATACTTAACGCCTGTATATGTGGAATAACTCACCCAAAGCGCACAAACCAACCCTAACCCCTCAAACTACGCTCAATATCGTTGGACAAATCACGTTCAATTTTATCAAGTTCGGGGTTACTCAGCCCTAACCATTCACGATTTTTATTTGTAAAAAACGCTTTATTCATTTGATCTGGAGTAACAGCTATAACTATTTTCGCCACGTTACGAGCGATTGTGTAAGCAAAATTTAAACTATTTAACATGGCTCCAGACAAGAGCAAAGTAACTTTATTAGATTCCCTACCTGATGCTTTTCTAAATGCTTTGTAGCCTCCTAAAATCACAGCGCCTTTTTTACCAAATCGGATATCATTAGATGCAAACTTAACCGGCCCGATCCGAGCAGCTTTAACATTAATCGAGCCGTTTTTTAAATACGTAACATCTCCAATTTTCCAAGCTGATATCGGATTAGTCGAATAGCCTGCATTTGATAGCGACCCACCGAGAAATTTACCTTTATCGGTGCGCTCTAAAATAGCCGATTGCGCAGCAGTACCTACACGGGCAGCCGAAACGCCTAGCTTTGCATTTGAAAACGCATTTTCTAAATCGGGGATTATTTGTCTACGAATTGACAATGGAATCTAATAAAGATGAACCGTTACCGCCTATAGTTTCTTCGTTATCTTGCGGTTCAGGAATGCCTAGTTTTTTGTAAATATGTGAAACGGGAATAGGAACGATGCGAGAAGCTTGTAGTAAACCGTTTGAGATTTTTTGAATATCAATTTCTTCAGGGATATGCGTTTGATAATTTGGATAGTCTTCATAAGCTAAATCGGGGAAGTTAACACGAACTAAAGAATTAACTATTTGATCGTTGATAATCTCGTCTATCCACTCTGCATCATCTTCGATAATATTGCTTAATACTTCAAGATGCGTTTTAGATGCAGCTAAAGAACCTCCGCTTACGTCTGTTGTAAGATTTTGCCCTAAAATACCGATAGCCATCTCTGTATTTGCGAGGGCAATTAGCTTTTCATAAACTTCAACATTAGCTGAATTTGAACCGTTATGAATTTTATAGTCCATTCCTTGCAGCATTAGCCCGTAGCGATTAGAGCCAACCGAGCTTAGCAGCTGCGTAATTAAAGACCTATTCTTTTTTAGCATATCTTCGCTGACAGTAGCTGTCACTACTGGATGGCCGTATTTTTCTGCGTACTGGCTCCAATTCATTACAGCGAATAGCTTTATTAAGTACCATCTTGCAATACCCCGCATGAATCCTTGTAAGTCGTACTTTCCTTTTATTTCTTTGTCAACGGCCAGCGTTAGTACACTTTCATCAACTAAGCTTTGAGCTGATATAACACGTGAGCCAGTCAAATATTCTGAAATAAGTAATTCGCCAAAAGCCGTTTTTTCTTCAATTAAGTATTGGTTGTTTTGCTCGTATTTGCTTTTATCTACCGGGACTAGCTGATCTATGCATAGTTTACCCTCTTTTGCTTTCCATACTTTTTGGTGCATTTGTACCCCGTAAGCTCTGCCGTCCATTAATTGCGCTATATACGCTTTCCATTTTAGCGCTTCTAAGTTACCAGCAACAAAGTCGGCAGCCTCAATTGATTTTGGATTATCTCTATTGCCTGCGCTTATTAAGTACTTAAATTTTGAAACGGCTTTACGTCTATTGTTAATCATGCCTTTCAGTCTGGCATCACTTGCTTCTATAAACTCATATAATTGGTAAAGGTCGCCTATTTTACCCGACTCAGCTGAGCCAATTATTTGCTGAACAAACTGCATATTCAACGTCGTAAATACGGTAACGTACCTCGACATTTGCTTAGTTTCTAAAAACTCAGAGTACAAATTGCTATCTAGTGAGGCCATAAGAATAAATAAATGTTTTTTTAATGTGTTGCAATTTACAAAAATAATTTGTTTATATTAGCCTAACTTTAAATGTTAGACAGCTCTAACTTATTTTTATGGCCCTTCGATACATTACACTTGCTGAGCTAGTAAATGAGATTCCTGAATCATTGCAGGGGTCTATGACTGACGACGCTCCAAATTCCGAAACGAGTGTAGACAGCATATTAATGCAGTTCGGAGAAAGTGCAGAGGAAACAGTAGAAAGCTATTTATCGGGTCGGTACATTATTCCGCTTCAAGCGCCTGACGGAACAAGCCCTAATAGCATTAAGAAAGCTATTTTTGTTATCGTGAAATACTTTCTTTATGGCAGACGTGACCAAATTGATGCAGGAATCCAAGCTCAATACGATAATGTGCTAAGGTGGTTTAAAGACATTGGAAAGGGTTCGGCTAATATAAATTTGTTATTAGCCGATGGATCTGTTTCAACGCAGGGCGGAGCGCAAGTAAGCGTTTCTCCGCAAGCTAACAGTCAATTTAGTCAATCGAATTTTATATGAGTTGGGTAGATTTTGATACTGAAATTGAAGACCAAATTGAAACGGTTTTAAGCGCTACGAACAGCGTATTTGAGGTTAATAGGTACTTTGAAACAACCAGCCCAGATGATTTATTACATTTTATTTTAAGTAAAGTTAAGAGCAAACCAGCCGTTTTTTTGCGCTCAACGGGGGTGCAAGCTGATAATCTTAACACGAATGGCACATTAACAAATGGAACTTTTGATGTTCAGATTATTTTTGCTGCTAATGATGGTGGTAAAATGAAGCAAATCAAAGGCGAAAAAAGATCAGTAAACATATTAGTAGGACTTGCAATGAATCGGTTAAATAATTTTGAATTAGACTTAACGGGTCAACCATCTCAACCTTTAGTATTCCGTTCTTTAAGAGATTTATTTGTCTCTGATTCGATTGATGTAAGAATGGCAACATTTGCTGTTGAAGGTGTAACTCTAAATATGGACACGTTATGAAATTAGATTTATTTGGCATAGTTGGAGAATACCCAATCGACGCTGAAAGTATAAATTTTATGTTAATGCAGACAGGCAACGAGCCGATTGAAGCGACTATTTTTAGTCCTGGTGGTTCATACTATGTAGGCGAGGCAATTCATTCTTTAATAAAAGCTTATGAACCTCAGACAAGTATTAAAATTATCGGAATTGCAGCAAGTGCAGCTACTCGTATAATGCTTGCGTTTGACAAGATCACAATAGAAAAAGGCTCATTCATAATGATTCACAACCCTGCTATATCGGCTGGGCGATTCGATTATGTAGAAGCTGAAAAGAAAATAGACTACTTAAAAAGTTTAGCGGCAACATATGCAAATGCTTACTCTGCAAAGACTGGCTTGCCCGTTGCGCAAATGCAAAAAATGATGGATGAAGAAACTTATTTAAGCGCTGAGCAAGCGCTAGAGATGGGTTTTGTAGACGAAATTGTGGGAGCAACAAATGAAATAGCTGTTGCTGCGTCAATGAATTTTACTTCTGATTTTATCACAGCCAAAGCGCCTAAAGAAGTTCAAGCGCTTTTTAATCAAAAACAACAAAACCAAAAAAATGAGATGAAAAAAGAACTCATAGCGGTTTTAGCGATGGATGCGACGGCAAGCGATGATACTATTATTGAAAGTGTGAAAGCATTTACAACAAAAGTAACTGCGTTAACTGACGATATTCAAGCTAAAAGCGAATTAATTACGGGGCTAAATGCTAAGATTGAAGCTAATAAAATAGAAGTAAACGAGTTGAAAGCACAAGTGCAATCGCACGAAGCTGAAACCGTTCTAGCTGAATTAATTAGCAAATCGGGCAAACAAGTATCTGACGAAGTAAAAGCTAAGTTAGAAAAGCGTGTCAAGTCCTATTTAGCCGATTCTGACGCAGAATCTAAAGCGGATCGGATGGAAGATATGAAGCTGTATGTAAACGCTTATGGTATCAAGTCTGATCAGTCTGCTAATACAAAAGAATCTGGGCGTGCTAATCTTGGCACCGAAAGCTCTATTGATCTTGAACATAAAATCGTTGCTAGAACTAACGAAATTATGGAAACAAAAAAATTAAAAATTTCAGACTATGCTAACGCTTACGCAGAAGCATCTGAGCAAATTAAACTAGGAAAATAAAATGGCTTTTGAATTAAGCATAAAAAAAATAGCATCATGGGGCGCTAAAGCTACTGAAGCTTTAACCGTTGGGCGTGGTGTAGTGATTGATTTTACAGCTCGCACCGCATCTTATCCAGCAGCTGCTGGTAATTTAGCGCATGGCGTTGTGGTTGTAAATGCAGCTAGTGGCGAAGATGTAGATGTGATCACAGACGGGTTTGTTCCCGTTAAGATTACAACAGCAACAAGTATAGTAGTGGGTTCATTACTTATGGTTGACACAGCAGGCGGATTCGTACTAGCTACGACTGGAGAAGTATCAATTGCGCAAGCACTTGTTGCACCAACAGCCAACGGTGAACTAATACTTGCAAAGCTAACCGCACCATACACACTAGCATAAAAGGAAAAACAAAATGCCTAATATAGCACAATTCTCTTACAGCCCATCTCTTACTGATTACGGTATTAAAGCTGGCGTTGGCACTTTCGGAGGCGCTGTTGGCGTTGCTCCAGTTTTGCGTCAACTAAATTATAAAGGCGTTTATTTCGAAAGAGATAGACAGAAACTTGGAGCCGCTGACACTAAAAGAGCGCCAGGCGAATCTTACAAATACATGGAGCCATCAAAGGGCGAAATGAAGCCGTATGTGATGAGCGATTACGGTATAATTAAGCCAGTTCCAGAGGAATTTGTTTACGGTTACGGCGCTAATGACTTATTTGGCGAAAAAGCTAATGCAGGTTTAGAATCACTTATCGAAGTGCGTAACGCACACGCTAAAGCCGTTCGTGACGCAACTTGGGCAGCTACTGAAAGTGGTTTCAATGCTATTTACGGTGCTGCAAATGTGAATGTACCTGCTACTAAATGGAATGCTGCATCAAACACGATTGAAGCTAATATCGCTGCTGCAAAAGAGCGTGTTAGAATCAATTGCGGTTACGCAGCTAATGTTATTGCTATGCCACAAATTGTATTTGATGCTATCACAACAAACGCTTTATCTAGTGTTTACGATAGAATTAAATACACATCTTCTCAAAGCTTAACCAAAACTACTTTAGCTGCCTTGCTTGGCGTTGAGGAAATTATAGTGTTTGGCGAGTTAGCTAACTCAGCAAATGCTGGTGTTGCGGATGTTTGGGGCGATTTATTCACAGGCGATAGCGTACTAGTGTTTTATCGCAATGGCTTGCAAGTTCGTGATAAAATGAACTTAGCTCAGACGTTTTATTTTGGAACGCAAAACAGTCCATTCATGAGTGTTGAAGAGCGTTTCAACACAGAAAATAAATCTTACGAAATGCGGGCTTCTGCATATTTCGAAGTTAAGCTAACGGCTGCAAGTGCTGGTCAAGTCTTATTTAACGTA